CCCCCCCTGCCGTCGCCTGCCAGCTATTTCCCGTCTTTGCGCCAGGCGTCGGCGGTGAGGGCTTCCCCGAAGTGGCCGGCGATCAGGCGCCGGGTCAGGTCGTGCAGCGGCGAGGCCAGCACATCGGCAGTGCTGCCGCGCTCGACCACTTCGCCGTTATGCATCACCAGCACCTGATCGCTGATGTGTTTCATCATTCCCAGGTGCTGAGTGACATAGATATAGGAGATGCCCTGTTTCTCCTGCAGCTCCAGCATCAGGTTGATAAGCTGGGAGCGCATCGACATATCCAGCGAGGCCAGCGCCTCATCGCAGACGATAACCTTCGGGCGCAGGATCAGCGCCCTGGCGAGGCCGAGACGCTGCTTCTGACCGGGCGCCAGCATATGGGGGTAGTAGCTGACGTGGTCCGGCAGCAGACCGACCATGCGCAGGGTGTCGATTATCTGCTTCTGCCGCGCCTCGGCGTCGAGATCGGTATTCAGTCGCAGCGGAAAATCGAGGATCTGCGAGATGCGCTGGCGCGGGTTCAGCGAGGTCGACGGATCCTGAAAGATCATGCGAATCTTCTGGCTGCGGTAGGAGTAATCCCCAAAAGTCAGCGGATGATCGTCAATCAGCAATTCGCCGCTGGTGGGTTCCACCATGCCCGCCAGCATCTTCGCGAGGGTCGATTTCCCGGAGCCGTTCTCGCCGATAATCGCCAGCGTCTGCCGTTCGCGCAGGGTAAAACTCAGCGGTTTAACCGCCTCAACCGTCTGACGGTGAAACCAGCCGGTGCGGTAGCGAAAGGTCTTACTGAGTTGGCGAACTTCCAGCAATGTTTCGACCATTTCACTCTTTCTCCATGTTCAACGGGAAATGACAGGCGTACAGATGGTTGCGCGCCCCGGTAAGACGCGGCGTTTCGATACACTCGCGCTGGGCGTACGGGCAGCGCGGCCCCAGCCGACAGCCGATAGGCAACTGCTCCAGTAGCGGGATCGCTCCAGGCAGGGTGTTGAGGCGACTTTTATGCGGCATGGCGCTACCGAAATCCGGGATCGCGCGGATTAACGCCTGTGTGTAGGGGTGATGTGGGAGGGTGATCAGCTCTTCGCTGGGCCCACTCTCCACCGTCTGCCCGCAGTACATGACGTTGATTTTATCCGCCCATTTGCTGAGCATTTGCAGGTCATGGCTGATCAGCAAGATGGTGGTGTTGTTGTTCTGGTTGAGCCGCGTCAGCAGGCGAATAATCTGCGCCTGGGTGGTCGGCTCCATGGCGTTGGTCGGCTCGTCGGCAATCAGCAGACGCGGCTGGTTGGCCAGGGCGATGGCGATCATCACCTTCTGGCACTCGCCCTCGGTCAGCTGATAGGGGAAGCTGCGCATGGCATCTTTGTGATCTTTAATGCCGACGCGGTGCAACAGCTCGATGGCCCGGCGCTTGCGCCAGCCCAGCCGTTGCCACCAGCGGCCCTTGTAGGTCCAGCCGGGGATACTCTGAATCAGCTGCTGGCCGATGCGCTCAGAGGGATCGAGGCACGACTGGGGCTCCTGAAAAATCATCGACACGTTATGGCCGATCAGCTTCCGGCGCTCGCGGTTCGACAGTATCAGCAGGTCAATGTCATCGAAGCGCATGCGGTCGGCAGTGACCCGCCAGTTGTCTTTGGTCACGCCGCAGATAGCTTTGGCAATAAGGCTTTTCCCGGAGCCGGATTCCCCCACCAGGCCGCGGATTTCGCCTTCGGTCAGCGTCAGGCTGACGCGATCGACGGCTTTTACCCAGCCTTCGCTGGTTTTAAATTCAATGGTTAAGTGACGAATATCGAGTAACGGCATTATTCTACCCCGGCAATGATCGCCCGGCGAATACCGTCGCCTAGCAGGTTGACCAGCAGTACGCTGAGCATAATCGCCGCCCCGGGGAGCATCACGGTCCACGGCGCCACATAGATAAGCTCCAGCGCATCGCCCAGCATGGCTCCCCATTCCGGCGAAGGCAGCTGGGCGCCGAGATCAAGAAAGCCCAGTGCGGCAATATCCAGAATGGCCATCGACAGGGCGCGAGTGATCTCGGTCACCAGGCCGGAGGCGATATTGGGCAGGATGGCGAACAGCAGAATATTCAGCGTCGAGGCGCCGTCGAGGCGGGCGGCGATGATGTACTCTTTCTCCAGCTCATCGTGGACCATGCTGTAGACGGAGCGCACCATGCGCGGCAGCAGCGCCAGCCAGACGGCGAACATCGCATGGCTCAGATGCGGCCCGGCAAAGGCGACGACGATAATCGCCAGCAGCAGCGAGGGGATGGAGAGCAGGAGGTCGAGGATATGGTTCATCACCGCCGAGCGCAGGCCGTGGGTCGATCCGGCAATCACGCCCAGCACCAGACCAAACAGCGTGGCGCCGAGGGTGACGACAAAAGCGCCGCCGACGGTGGGCGCCGCGCCGCTCAGCAGTCGGCTCAGCACATCGCGGCCGAGGTCATCGGTTCCCAGAAAGAAGGAGACTTCGCCATAGCGCGACCACGACGGCGGCAACAGCTGGTAGCCGAGGAACTGCTGGTCGATGCCGTAGGGGGCGAACCAGCCGCCGAAGACGCAGAGCACCAGCAGGCCCGCGCAGCCGTACAGACCGATCATCGCCGTGGTGTCGCCATAGAACTTACGCCATACGGTGCGCAGCGCGCCGGGCGGACGCTTTTCCAGATAAACGCTATCGTAGGGCATATGAATCCGTTTTAAGTTTGTTAGTCATGCTTTAAGTCTTTTCAAAAATCCCGCTAATACCAACACATTGCCAGCATTCAGTGCTTTAATTTTGTGTGTTCTGCATTGATTTGAAGGTTATCAATTTAACCAAAATGTGTACACTGATGTGTATATCATCTTCCGGAGTGTACACATTGCTTACCGACACAAAATTAAGAAAAGCTCTTGGCAAAAAGAGAGACCAGATCGAGGTCATATCGGACGCTCATGGTCTGAATGTCCGGTTGTCTACTTCCGGCAGTATAACATTCTTTTACCGCTACAGATGGAACGGGAAAGCCGCTCAGCTAACGATTGGCGATTATCCCACCACCTCCTTATCTCAAGCTCGCGAACGTAGACAGCAGTTCAGGGCGTGGTTGACAGAAGGACTCGATCCGAGACGGCAAATAGTTCTGGAGAAACAGAAAAAAGTCGAAGCGCTCACCGTTAAAGAGGCTTTCGATTACTGGGAAAAGTATTACTGCATCCCTGAAGGTCTTGTGAAAATTAAGGTTAACCGACGGGACTTCAATAACCATATAGCGCCTGTGCTGGGGAACATGATTGTTGATCAGACCACTAAAGCGCACTGGCTTAACCTTTTTGATGGCATGGGGCGAAGAGTTGTCACTGGTCAGATGCTTGGGCTGATGCAGCGTACGTTCCGTTTTTGCTCCAATCGAGGGGTCATTAATGTGAACCCAATTGAGAGCCTTAGGCGCTCTGACGTAGGTCTCACAGCATCCGTTAAAGATCGCAGATTGAGTGATGAGGAAATCAAAACAGTTTGGAATATCCTTCCTGAATTGAAGTACAGACAACAGCTGATAATGAAGTTTCTCATCATGACTGGCTGCAGGAGTACAGAGATCAGGACAGCAAGATGGGAGTGGTTCGATTTCCATGAGCAAACGTGGACCATTCCGGCAAGCGATTATAAAACCGGGAAATCGGTCAGAAGGGCACTTCCCGAGGCAGTAGTAAGAATGATGTTAGCAGAGAAGGAAACGTCAGTTTCAAAACACGTTGTGACACTGTCACGCTACAGAGGGCCAGAAGATGACAGACCGCCACTACAACCAAACGTCGCTCTGTTTTCTGCTCAGATTATAGCTAAAACAGGCATGAAGCCCTGGTCTCTCCATGACCTCAGACGAACAGTGGCGACACGCCTTTCTGAATTAGGTGCGCCGCCACATGTTGTGGAAAAACTGCTTGGCCATCATATGGCAGGTGTCATGGCACGTTATAACCTGCATGATTATCTGGATGATCAGCGTCACTGGCTTGCTGTTTGGCAGGATCACCTTGAGAAGCTGATTGGTCAGCCTCTGGTTTGATCCCCACGTTATCCTCCCAAGCCAGCAGGTCTGAAAGTCTCCACCTTTTAGGGCTGCCATTTATTTTAGGCTGCGGGAATGGCTGAGCAAAGTAAGAGGGCATCCGGGATGGGGTGCTCCAGAAATAGAGTGTGCTGCGCGATATTTTGTATCTGGACAGAACGTCATCGGTTATCAAAATTTCATCTGATTTATGAGATGTATTAGTCATAAAAACCCCTTAGTTACATTGTCCAGGCAGATGGTGTAGCCGGCGCGCGCAGCTCATGGCTGTGGCCACATAGCTACTTTTTCTGTTAACAACTTCTACAGTGATCTTTGAGCCTTGAACCACCACCGTATAAGTTCTTTTCGTTTTCTGTCGCCCGTAGGCTCCATAAAGCTCAACGTGTTTTGCCAGTGCCGCATCGCACGCCTGGCGGCCCAGCGGTGATTGTTTGCTTCGGTTAATCAGTCGCATATTCACCTCACACAAAGACATCAACCGGATCGCCAGCTGCGCGCGCGTTGTCGTTCGCTTCACGGCGGAGGCCGAGAACATAGCCAACGGGATCCCAACTGGACAGAATTGCATTGAGCTCTTTATGGCTGTGCCAGGTTGTCAGGCGTTTTTTAAGCTCGGTGGCGCAGGCGCGCACGTTCGCCCGGGTGGGGCCGGCCATCTTCATGCATAAGCACAAAGTCAGAAGCAGATCCGAATATTCGTCGGCGGCTGCACGCAATGCTGCCGGGTCGATGCTGGCTTCCAGCTCAGGTAATCGATGTTTAAGACTCATGCTGTCAGGTCCTCAATTCGTTTGAACTTAATAACCCAAACCCATGGATTGGAATTCCATGATTCGTCGCCGTAGATTGATTTCCAAAGGGTTACGAATGAGCCGCGGGCGCTCAGTTGATGTTGAGTCCAGCCTGGCTGATAGTGCTTCCAGAAGCCCCCTCGTAGCTTCGCCACGCCTTCTGCCTGAGCATCATGCTCGTTGATAGCGTTTAGCCGCTCAACCCGCACGTCGGTGATTTCCAGCAGAATGCGGCTGGCCCAGCGCGGCATGTGCAGCGAAGGAGTCCATTTCTCAGGCGTTGCCGGCTTATTGCAGACAGCTACGGGTACACGGTGGGTTTGCTCAGTCCATGAATTTCGCTCGCTGGCTTTGTATACCAGGGTGGCGACGTCTGTAGCCCGGCTATGCACCCGAAAGGCCTCCCGCACCCAGATGCGATCGCCTGGTATTCCGTATGGGCAGCATTCCCTGATCAGTTCAGGTACATCTTCCGGGTAGCAGCCGATAAACTTCTTCTCGATCTGAATGAATTTTGAAATTTGGTCTCTTCCGACCGTGCAGTCCTTTATAATCCTGCGCGTCTGCGTCTTTCGGCCATCCAACAATGCCCGCACCATCTCCCCGTTAAAAATCATCCCGCGTTCAGTAATTTTCGTCATATCGTTACCGGGAGGGCGAACCCTCCCGCCTCCCTTAGCCCACGTATTCCGGTTTCATGTCGTCCAGGGTGATGCGGAACTGCTCATACAGTTCATCACCGAGGTGGCGGCGCGATGAGGTCAGGGTGCTTTCTGCCTTCGCGAATAACGCTTCGGCTTCCGGATCCCCCGGGTTAGGAAGTGAATTAATGGCGGCCTCAACTTTGTTTCGGGCGTCTACCATGAAATAACGCTGCACGGCTTTACCTTTCAGTTCGGTGAAAAGAACAGTGCCCAACACAGCTTTCTCTTTATCCAGATCCGCCCTGATGGCTTTTGCTGCATCGACCGATTCGGCGCGCTCAATGCGGTCACGGAAATCATCTGCCAGGGAATCAATATTGAGAGCTGAATCCTGCGCGCTGGTGGTGATGTCTGTTCCGCTGGTGATCTCTGCGACAGACATTCTTTGCGCCGGCGCCGGGTTTATTTCTCGCTCGGTCCTTTGTTCAACTTCATCCGGGCTGTAAACACCCAGTATGACTTCCGGGCAATACAGCCGTGCCCAGTATTTGACGCCCAGATAAGCGATCTGCTGTTTCGGGTTAGAAACCCACAAAGGAGAATTACGTGTGACGACTCCAGAGAGATAAAGTGGCTCCCCCCAGGTGATTTCTGATTCACCGCGCAGAATCGCGCCGACCTGGACGAATAACCCGATTTCGTCTTCATCAGTCCAGCCGCGCACCCGTTCTGTAACGCTGTATTTCCCATTTTTACCGTGTTTTTCCCTGGTAATTTCCTGCGTCCTTGTGCAACGTTCCCAGTTGCCGCCGTAGCGATAATGAAATCGACCGTTAATAGCGCTGGAACTGGCGATTACCGCGTTGACGAGCTGGGCTTCATATCCGAGCACGCCGTTTACCAGATGCGTTTTTTGCGCGACTGCATAGGGATTCATGCCCCACTGCATAGCCTGCATAACGATGGCCATGCAATCGGCTGGCTTACCTGCAAGGTGAGCTGGCACTGTCACTTGTGAATCAGCCATAAGGTTTGCGAAAGCAGTTAACTGACCGAGAGCCTGAACGTTAAAGATCGCGTTGCTAGCTGAAATGGTGTTTGGTGCCTGCTGTTCGGCTGTAACAATGTTAGTGTTTTCCATGACTGTTCCCCCTTATGCCTGTACGCGCAGCGCTTCGAGACGGCGCATATCAAAATCGTTAAGTTCTTCGGTGTAGTCTTCGGTAATCGGCGCCGGCCATTCGCCAGTGTCGAAACCGTTCGCGATGGCACGCATTGCTTTGCGATATTCCAGCATGCCGAGTTCCAGCATTTCTTCGGATGCCTCGATGATGGCGATCCAGTGGTAGTTCTCGTCTTTGTTGACGAATATCCAGAAGAACTGGTCAAGGGCTGCGGTTTCGCAGTACATAGCCGCGCTCAGGTGGTAATCGCGCTCGATGATTTCCCGGTGCAGCTTCGCGCGCAGGCCTTCCTGCTTAATGTTCCACATACTGATGGTTTTCAGGTCCGCACCAATGCGCAGGCCGCCCATGTCTATCTCAAGGTCAGGGCGCACGCGAACTTCCAGCCCGGTTTCCTCATCAATGCCGAAATAGCTCACCTCGACGGCACGGCTCGGGTGCGTCAACAACTTGCCAGCGGTCGGGTGATTCAACAGTGCTTTCTGAATGGCCAGTGCCGTAGCCAGCTGCTGGCGGGTAACCAGCACTTTTCCTTCCGGGTTCTCGCGCCATGCATCCAGCAGCTCGTCGGCAAACACGGCATCCGGTTTTACCGATTTCACGGCCTGAATCAGATCGGCCTTTGTGCCAGAGACTTTCAGGGGCTGCGCCTTCTGTGCTTCCTGAGCAACCATGTCAGGATTAATAAGCGCCAGCTGTTCCAGTAAGGCATCGCGGCCACCGCTGGTTTTCACCTGGGCGGGCAGGGTGGCGTTGTATTCTTTGATGCAGGCCTTCATTGCGGTGGCGGTTTGCTTCTGACCGTCTTCAATGCGCTGGAACTCAACAGGTAAAGACATATAACCCTGGCCGGTTTCTTCAACTGATGTACCCAAGGGAACCTGGGCGGGCAGGTTCGCGTTGTATTCCTCCAGGAATCTTTTGATGTCATCTGCGCTGAGTAAAACCGGAAGCCCGGTGTTGTATTCGTCGATAAATGCGCGGATCGTCGCCGTAGTGGTGAAGGCGCATTCCGGGATTTCCGGCTCGATACTGAATTCTTTTTCCAGCTGCTCAGGCTGCAGCGCCAGTGCATGCACCAGATTTCCCATATCCAGAACAGGGGAGCGTACCTTCTGGATGGTCTTGGATACGTGGCGCGCCTCGAAATACATCAGCGATACCCGCGCATCTTTAACCATCGTGGAGCTGATGCCGTTAGCGGCGTGGTAGACCTCATTTGGCACGCCTTCATATCGACCAGGCTCGAAATACTCCGGCCATGCTGGCGCTGCTTGTTCAGCCTCTTCCTCTTCATCGCTATGAGCACTCTCTGAAACCTGGCTTTTCAGCACTTCGGCGGTAAGATCCGGGCAGTGTTCAGCCAGTATTTTGCTCATGTTCACGGCAATTGTTTGCGCAGGAGGCTCATCAGCGCCTTCGCCTGCTGATACCGCATTATCATTTTCGTCTTCGACCGGCTGAGCCGTTTCCATCTGCACATCGCTGGTGGTTTCCCCGTAATTAGCTGGATGTAATTTTTCTTCTGCAGCGCGCTGGCGCGCCTGGTCCACGATAGAAAGTGCTGGTGCTGGCTGGCTATCCATCAGACCATCAATCGAAAAAACACCATTGCCCATGTTTGAAACTTCAGGCTGTTTGGGTTTGGTCAGGTCTTCGGTTATCCACTTCGGATCCGTGGGGTCACTGATGTCTTCGACATATTCGCCACGTTCGGCGGCCAGAACCTGATTAGCGTCAGGGCGTTTCTTTTGAGCTTCTTTCACCAGTTCGGTGCCAGTTACCTGAAAGTCAGTTGGGAGAGTTTCCAGGTCAGGCACACCTTCATCTCCATCGATAGCCTTTTTCACAGCGTCCAGAGTGACGGCGGCAGATGAAACATGACCAGCTTTTTCAAGAGTCTCAGCAGAAGGGGCGTCATGCTTATGCTCGGTCAGGTTCGCATTGATATAGGTCTGCAGACTTACCGGGAAATGATGAATGTCGCTGGTGGCGCCACGAATAAGGGCAAAAATCGCGGCGCGGGAATAATCCAGGATGCCTGCAACCTTGCGCAGCGCTGCCGACCATTCCTTGAACGGACTTTCTTTCTTCTGAACGATCTCTTTGGCCCGGCGGTGAATTGATGCCGGGAAATTGTAGATATCGAAATCCATTGGCATTGTGGCCAGGGCTATTTCTACATCGAGCGTATCAAGGGTATGGGTGTAGTCAGGGTTGCGATCGGTTTTATTACCGCCGCCAGCATTAGTTCCTGCATCAGTTTTCAAAACCGAAGAAATGCAGTTACCGGCAGCCCATTCCCTGGTGAGAATGCCGCGGTCGATCGCGTTCGTGGCGAACCACAGCTTTGCAAACTGAATACGTTTGCCGAGCTCATGCCGTTTCCCTTCCGGGAAGACTTTTTTATTGGCGCTGGTGAATTTCCAGAGCGCCGGCATATCGTATTTTTTGATTTCAGGGACATTCTCGGCGGCCAGAATCAGATCCTGGACGGCTGCGTTATCAGTGTCCATTTCTAGAGCTGACAGCTCCTGCCGGTGAGGCATGCTGATATGATAAACGTGACGTTCTTCGGCCATGTACTGCGCCAGCAGCTGCGCGCGAAAGGGGAGTTCGGCCACGTTAAAAAGCGCGCTGGAATCGTCCTGGTATTCATCGCTACCGAAAGTTTCCACGGTCTCACCTTGTGCCGCATCGCCAGTAGTATTGGCATCAACCAGCTCGCCAGTAACGGCCTCAGAGGTTACTCCGGCATCATCGATGTGATGATCCGCAGGCACCTGACCTGGTTTCAGAGCCCAGGTGCGACCGTCGTCGCCGAGCTGGTAGCGTTCGCACCATGAGTAATCGAGAACACCTTCCGCCGGCAGGTCATTGAATACCGGGAAATCGGTGCGAATTGGTTTTTGATAGTCTTTGCCGCGGCCTGTTTCGATCCCAGCGTCTTCCAGATCGACGTCCAGCTGCAGAAGGGCGCGAGCTTCTGATTTATTAGTGCGCCAGATTACGGCATCAGCTTTACCCGATTTTTGAGTCGCTTTTATCAGATAAAAATATTCCATGTGATAGCCTCTATTTTGGATGTAGAATCCCCCGGGCCATTGGTAGCGCCCATTCAGGGTGGTCATTGGTTTTGGTAATTTCCGGTGTAACTTTGGTCGGTGGCACCGGACGTAAAGCCCGCTTCGGCGGGTTTACGTTAGCCCTCGTGCGCCATCTGGTCGTGAGAGGCGCAACGTTCAGAGCAATACTCTTTTTCTTTCCGTGCGAGCTGGTTCCCCTGGAGGTACAACAGGGTGCTTACCACTGGTTTTCCCTCGATTGCTTTACGGCAGTAACCGCATTTCTTCTGCATTCTTCCCCCTACATTTGCACCGTGAACCCGGCCGGATGCTCGTCCAGTACACCTTTCAGCGGATAACATTCAGCTTTCACGTGTTGCTCTTCTGCGGCTGCCTTGCAGTCATTCTCAGTGTCGTAAACGCCGAGCAGGACATCCTGATTACCGCCCGTCAGCATGCTGACGGTGAGAACCAGGGCAAACATCGTGCTCATGAAGGGTCTCCTTTTTGCGCGAGCATGTAGCACACCCGGCGGATGAAAGCTGACAGCGGACTTAAACGAATAGCCTGCTGACGAGCGGGTTTGCGTGCGAAATCATTCATAGAAACAATCCCCTCAGTGCGCTGAAGAGCGCGATCCAGATGAAGAGCCCAATAACTGCTGAAATGATCAGGGCTCTGATGCCTTGCTTGCTCATTCCAACTCCTCATGTTTGCCTGTCTTTTAACCACTTCAGGCTCGGTGGTATGCTGGTAGTTCTCACACAGCCAGCAAAAAAATAAAAAATGTCAAAACTGACAACGATGGAAGTTGCTTGCCCTGATTGCGGAAGCGAGATGCTCAAGCGTCCCGATGATTTCGACTTTGATACAAATTTTGTTGGCGTCAGTTGTGCCAACTGTGGTCGAGAAATCACTAAGGACGATGTTGTTAAGCAAGGGACGGATGTTGTCAAAAAGCAGGTTGACGACGTCCTCAGGGATGCCTTCAAGGGAACGGGCTGGAAGCTCAAGTAACCCCAGTAGTTCCTCGACCTGATTGATTACTTCCGTGGCGTCTATTTCGAGTTCAATAGGCGCCACCTTTACCTTACTCATCTCACCCTCATTGCCTTGTCGCCGGCCAGCGGAACGTTTATCGGAGCAACGCAGCGCGTTGTTGATGTGATGAGTTTAATCATTGCTAAACTATTCTGTAAAGTAAAAAGTAAACTTTTGTGCGTAAAAAATTGAAGCCTTCAGATCCTGAGGCCCAAATGAAGGAAGTGGTTGTGAAAGAACCAAAGCCCGCCTTTGATGAGATTTGGTTTGGGAGGCGTGAGCGTTAACTGCGTGAAGCCAGTAACTCTTTGAAAAGTTCGTTGAATTTATTGAACTTAGATTCAAATTCAATTAGCGCTTCTTTCTTTGCGGAGTCAGGGAATCCACGAAAAAAAGTAATGAGCTTAAGTTCTTCTTCACTCAACACAAGACTTGGCGGTGTGCTTTGGGAGTCAGAGGTGTCTGAGTCAAGGAAGCCTGAGGGCATTCCGTAATCTCTTTCTAACCTTCTTGCCGCTCTTTCGCCAAAGGAACTGCGGCCATTTATCAATTGAGATAAATAGCTTTTCTCTTTCTCTGGAAGCGACTTTTCTGAGAACCATTCCTTAAGTCGCCTGCGTCTAATTTCCTGTGTCGTCATAGAAAGCATTTTGATTAGTAATTTATAAACAAGCAAATACTTGACGTTTTGGTTTAGTATTTTATAAACTCACCGTAATCACATGAGGGAGCCACTATGCAACTTAAAGATTATCTAAACATGAAACGAGGCAGCTCCAAGGCCTTGGCTACAAAGCTCGAGGTATCGACTTCTTATCTTTCACAAATGGCATCTGGGATTGCTGCCATATCCCCATCTCGCGCCATACAAATAGAACAGCTTACGGAAGGCGCTGTTACCAGAGCAGATTGTTTCCCAGATGATTGGGAAACAATCTGGCCTGAGTTTATACCTCCTACAACTCCCCTAACTAACAGCTCCGAGCTTAATGGGGATTAACCATGCAAACACTTCCCTTTCAACAAAATACCGGATTCAACACCGGCGCTCTGATAAAGCGAAATCAGCTGAGAGAGTCAGATCACGACGGTATTCGCTCTGCCGTTCGCGCCTGGGCAGCAGCTGAAGGGCAGGACGTTGTCTCGGCATACATCATCGATGAGTGGCGACAGCAGGGCGGCGAGGAGATCGCGTTTCCTGATGACATCAGCCGAGCCAGACAAAAGCTTTTTCGCTACCTGGACAACCCGGCCGAGTCTGAACGTTATCGCGAGTACGTTCGCCTTCTTACCCCGGCAATCATGACCGTTCTTCCGCTGGAGTTTCGCCATCGCCTGATGCCCGAAGACAATTTTATGTCCCGTCTGGCTCGTCTGGAAAAAGAAACCAGCGAAGCAAAGATTGCCGTTGCTGTGGGGGCTCCACGCCATCAGAAGCTGAAAGAACTGAGCGAGGGAATTGTCGAGATGTTCCGGATAGACCCTGAGTTAACGGCGCCGCTGATGGCCATTGTCACTTCAATGCTAGGAGTGACGTGATGCTGGAACTCAGAAAGGTGAAAGCCGCGGTGCTGCAACACCTACGGCTTTCGTTGCGAATTAACTGGATCAATTCACAGGGGAAATTATGAACACTCACCAACTGAATATCAATAACGGGGGCGCCCATGGCTAAAAATTCTATCGACGCATACGGCGCCAGCGGCAAAAGCAATGTTCTTTTTTTCGAACCGGAAAGTTTGCATCTGGTTACCGATACAACACACCCGCTGTACGACGAACGAGTACACCTACCGCTTAATGAAGCTGTGATCCTCAACATCATGGAGCTTGGGGTACTCGAACCGATTATCGTGTGGAAGGACCCAGAGACAGGGAAAACCTGCGTGGTTTCAGGTCGGCAGCGCGTAAAGAACGCTATGGAAGCAAACGCCAGGAGAAAGCGGGCAGGGCTGGAACCCTGGCCGGTACCCGGTATAGCTAAGCGCGGCTCGGCAATTCAAATGGCCAAATACATGGTCAGCGAAAACGAGATCACGCAACCAGATACCCCACTGGGCCGGGCAAAAAAAATGGTTCAGCAGATGGAATACGGTCATGACGAAAATGACATTGCCCTGCTTTTTGGCTGCAGCGTAAAAACGGTCCAGGCAACCGTGGCTCTACTGGATGCTACGCAGGCCGTCCAGGCGGCGGTTGAGGCTGGAAAAGTCACTGTCACTCAAGCGCGTCAGCTGGTCGATATGCCACCGGAAAAGCAGCGGGAAACGGTCAAACAGTTAGAGGCAGCGGCAGAGGGTGTAACTGGCCACGAGAAAGCTCGCCGTCAGCGCGCTGTCCTTGGCGACACAAAGCCGCGTCTCAAATCCCGTAAGGAAATCACCCAGCAACTTCAAACCGCCAGTGGCGAATACGCTGAGGCTTTGCGGTGGGTGCTTGGTGATGAAAACACACCAGTTTAAGCAACAACGGGGTCTCTATGCGTGATTACGGCAAGGTGCATACATCATTTTGGATAAGCGATGGAATGCGCCGGGTATCGGATGACGCCAGGTTGCTGGCGCTGTACCTGCTCACCGGGCAACACACAAACATGATCGGGTGTTTCCGACTGCCTGATGGATACGTTTCGGAAGACCTTGCCTGGACTCCTGAAAGGGTTTCGAAAGGGTTTGATGAGCTATCGGCTAACGGTTTCGCAACGCGTGATTCGTCATCGAAATGGGTGCTAATTCGTAACTTTCTGACCTGGAATTCAGTTGAAAACCCAAACCAGGGAATTGCAGCACTTCGTTTGTTTGATCAGGTCCCGGACAAATCTACGGTGAAGCCAGAGCTGGCGCGGGTTTTAGCCTCGGCAATATCCCACATTGGTATCGCAAAACTAAAGGGTTCCGAAAGGGTTCTCGAACCGTTCCTTAACCAGGAACAGGATCAGGAGCAGGAACAGGATCAGGAGGAAGATAGTTCGGGGCATGGCTCCGCCACACCCCCTGACGATCAGAACCAGGACGAAGGCGATAAACCTGAACCTCAAAAAATATACCCGAATGAGTTCGAGCAGGTCTGGTCGGTTTATCCCAGGCGGGCAGGGGGTAACAGCAAATCCGATGCCTTCAAAGCCTGGAATGCCCGAATCAGGGATGGAACCACTACGGCGGAAATCCTCGCAGGTGTGGAGCGTTACGCGGCTTTCGTAAAAGCCGAGGGAATCCTGAACACGCAGTACGTGAAACAGGCGAAAACGTTTTTTGGTCCCGGTATGCATTTCAGCGAACCGTGGGCGATTCAGCAGGCGCCAGGAACTCGAGATCCCAATCAGATTTCGGAACCTGACAAAACCATCCCAGCGGGATTCAGGGGGTAGCGATGAAAAACTTTGTTCGTACCGGGAATGCACTGGAGCGATTTAAAAAACTCATTCCCCCTGGCGTTCAGCCTAAATTCGGCAGCGTTGATGAATGGCGTGCCTGGCAAGCCGAAGAAGGCCGTAAGCGCTGTGAGGAACTGGAAAAACAAAACCAGCGCGCACGTGCAGAGAAAATCTTTGGACGTGCAGGAATTCAGGATCTGCACCGCGGCTGCACATTCGCGAACTATCAGGTTGAGTCGGATGGCCAGCGTCGGGCGCTCTCGATGGCGAAAAGTTATGCGCAGCATTTCGGCCCTGGGTTTGCGAGTTTCGTATTCAGCGGAGCACCGGGCACCGGGAAAAACCATCTGGCGGCAGCAATCGGAAATCACCTGCTGGCTGGTGGCCGCTCTGTGCTGGTGGTAACCATTCCGGATCTCATGCTGCGTGTTCGGGAATGTTATGACGGCGGGCAGTCAGAGGCGTCCTTGCTGGACGATTTGTGCCATGTGGACCTGCTTATTCTGGATGAGGTGGGTATTCAGCGCGGAAGCAGCGGTGAAAAAGTCATCCTGAATCAGGTTATCGATCGCCGGCTGTCCTCCATGCGACCTGTCGGCATCCTAACCAACCTGAACTATGAATCGCTGAAGGAAACACTGGGTATGCGGATCCTTGACCGTCTCCAGATGGACGGCGGTATGTGGGTGAATTTTGAATGGGACAGCTATCGCAAAAACGTGCGCCATTTGCGTGTCGTTAAGTGAGGTATGTATGGCTAGAGCATTGTCAGCAGTTGAGCGCAGAGAGTACGTCCGCGCAGTGATTCGGATCACCAGACATCAGGGGCGACTCACGACCGCCGAGACAATGAAAAAACTGGGGCTGAGCCGCGCTACTGTCCAGCGGTATTTTTCCGAAGCAGAAGCGACTGGCGAGGTTATCCGGCATGGTCGTTTGGGGCTTTTCCGCGATCAGCGGGCCGTCATCGACTTTGACATGAAGCGCTTTGGCCTGGTGCCGAAAGTTGCTGTTGGGATGAATTACAGCCTGCTTGGTTGCCCCGTATTCCAGCGTTTCCTCGATATTCAGGAAGTCATTTTTACCTGTACGCCTGCATCGTCATCCCGGGAGGCCGTATGACAATCGTAAAAACCCATACCGGCACCGTGATCACCAAAGACGGTCTGCAGGTAAAAAAACTGCACCAGACAGAGCGAATGTGGGTCGTCGGCAAAAATGAGTTTTACCACAAAGAAACCGGGCGCCGTCACTTTGCAGAAAATACGCGCCGCCGACTGCTGCTCGACACCATCAAGCCTATCGGGGTGAAGCATGTTTAAACAGAACGAAAAATGTATCGCTCAAATTGCTGAGTATATCCCGCGCGCCTGCCGGGGTATGCAGCTGCAGGAGGCCAAAGCGCGCCTGGAGAAAAAAATTGCGCTCTATATCGATGACAGCTGTGATGCTGCCGTTCTTAATGCGGCCTTTGCGCCAGCTCTTAACAGCCATACGAGGGAGTCTTTTTTTTCGTGCATCGCAGCGCAGCTGCATGAGGGGGCCAAATGAACAACTCACTGCTTATTTTATGTATCAAAGATACCGAGGGATAATGAACTGTAGGTGAGATGTAACCGGCCCGTCAGAACTGGCGGGCCGGTTACATCTCATGCAGTTGCTTGACGCCATTACACAAAGCGTGTTGGCGTGGCGGGGATACGAGCGCGCGCGACCGCGATATATTGTGTGGAGAACCCAATTGTTGTAATGTAGCAGCAAAATTATCCAACTGACTGATAAAGCAGGTAAATGAATAATGGCAATAAATAAACTTAGTTATCAGTGTCTAGAAACAGTTTTTGGTGATATTCCTGCATTTACTTTCTCTATGAAGGTAAAAGAATTGATCCCCATGTATTACGTTGCTGTTCGAGGGCGAGATAATGAGGAAGGAGCCGTTCAGCGTGTACTTAATAGTAGAAGAATAACAAGTATTAAAAAATATGTTCTTGATGGTAATATATTCTTTAGTTCATTTATTTTGAACTGGACGAATGCAGATAAAAAGATTGTAGTTAAAGATGGTATCATTTCTTTTGATTTTATTCCTGCATCTATTCAGGTTATTGATGGTCAGCATCGATTAGCTGGTTTAGAAGAAGCTATGGAGGAAGATCCTAAAGTTGGTGAAATGGACATATTAGTTACTTTATGTGAATCATTAACAACGCCACAAGCAGCAAAAATTTTCTTAAATATCAATACAGAACAAAAACCAGTACCTAAGAGCTTAATTTACGATCTTTTTGGTGAACTCGAAGACGATGAAACGCATGCGATAAATCGTATAACTGACATTGCTCGTGAGCTAAATGATTTAGAGACATCTCCGTTTTATAAGTTAATAAAGTTTCCGGGGTCACCTCGTGGTGTTGGTAATATCGAGTTATCTACTATTGTTCAATCCTTAAAAGAGCATGTTAAGCCAGCGGGAACATTTGCGAAATATAATATTAGGACATATGATAATCAACGCAATTTGATCATAAACTTCTTCAATGGCATCAAATACTATTACGACAAAGAAAATATTTGGAATAGCAAAGCTAAGAATCCATTTGTAAAAGCCGCTGGCTTTGCGGGTGCTGTGGATTTCTTGACTGAAAAACTACTTTCACAATGCGTTGAAAGGAAATCATTTACTGTTGATACAATAAAGTCAATTATTTCGCTAGAGAAATCGACACTTATTACCTGGGATGAATTAAAGAATCATGATGGTAAAACAGCAAGGAAAAGAGTGAAGGAATTGCTGGAAGAAAACGTACTGTCATCACTACCGTCTCAGGATGAATATGAATTTTAAAAGATATCTCTGTCAGGAGTTTATTGAGGCTGAAGTGGGATGCTCGGATCCCACTCAGTTAGGTCAATATAAAGATAGAATTGATTCGATTCAGTTAAGTGCTAGTAAATTGTCAGACTTGAAAAATGCTATAAGGACTGACTCGACAGATGTTTTTTACAAAGCATCTGTAAGTTTTTTGGAGTCACTATACAGCCTTAGAAGGGGGCATTCATCATGGGCCATAATTAAATTATATTATTCCATTTTTTATTCGTTAAGAGCTTTCTTGCTTCTTGAGGGATATTCTATTTTCAAAAATGGAAAAGGGGATATATTTTTTTTAGAGTGCGTGGAAAATGCTGTACCAATACGTATTTCCACTAATAAAATAAAAGGAGATCACAAAACTACTATTAAGGCCTTTGCTGAGTTATGTAAATCTCATAAGCTCAATACTAATACAATTGATTCAATTAGTGTTTTTGAGTGGGCTATCCAGTGTAGAGAACTTGTTAATTATAGAAGTTCGTCCTTCATTGAGCCTGATTATGGCTATGAAGCAGTGCCAGAAGATTTGAGAGATTTGAATCGCTTGGAAGGACTTTTAGCAAATTATATTAACGACCCATATTATACATATTGTTTTCTTGAAGAGCATAGCTTATTAGCAACTGCATCAGTATTAATGAATGAACTGGTTGATATGTTTAGAAATGATGGGGTTGCATTTTTAACTGATGAGCGGCATGTTTTTTTAAAAGCTATTATTAAAAAGTCAGGGCTCATGAATATGTCCGTATTGCGAGGGTTGTTTCTTAATGATGCTGACATTTTGATTATGGAAGAATAGAGGTGCTATGGCACATTAAGTGCCATAGTTGTATTCTTGATTAAAAGTTTGGTTAACATGAAGTATAAGATTCAAAACTAATAACATCCTCGCCTAACCATTCGTTAAGTTCCTTTAATCGTTTTTGCAGTGGAACTAACTCATTGCGTACAAAAACACTGCTGGCCTTTTCAACATCACCAAAACCTCCTACGTTATTAGGCATAATTCCCATCATCTGTGGTGGCACGCGGTGCGCTGCCATCATATCATCCCGGCTGACGTTCTTGATATTCAGAAATTCATCCTTCGCCGCGATCTCTGACAGCGGTATTATCTGGATGCCGTCCTTTTTACCACTGGGTGAGTGCATAAACAGGTTACGGAAGTTGCCCGGTATCTTGGCGCTTTTCATGGCCTGGCGGATATTGTTTACGTCCCCCCAGCTCTGCGCTGCGCCGGTCATGTACATGATAAAACCCGCTTCGTCGGGTTTTTTATTATGGAAAAACATCAATCTAAACATAAGCATGGTGTTGGCAAAAAGTGCTGCAGAGGGGTTGAACATTTCATGCAACCGGTATACTGTATATTTATACAGTATCTGTGTGAGGTGCTAACCATGAAAGTTGAAGTCACAATTGATAAACATAAAAAACTCCCTGATGGTGCCATACCTGCGCTTGAGCAAGAATTGCTGCGCCGCTTGTCCCAGTCTTATGATGACTACAAATTAACCATTCGACGCACAAGCAACGATGGTCTTAGCGTTTTGGGCGGCGCTGATGGCGATAAAAAACGCGTTGAGCAAATCCTGCAAGAGACGTGGGAAAGCGCGGACGACTGGTTTTACTGATTCACCTTTTGGTGGCTGGCATTTCCCAAAGCATCGCAATAAGCGTGTCCCTTTGATGCTGTCGCCAGACTATATTTATGCGTCTGTATGTCGCTCAGGGGGATGAAGTGGATCTCGATATCGCCGAAGTGGTGGACATTATCAGGCAGGGCGGGAAGTTTTTAATTTCGAGCGATGGGGGGAAAATAACCGGGCTCGAAAAGGTAAGAAAAAATCAGTTTTTGCTGACGATTGAAGAGTTTAAAGAGCTAGCTAAAGAAGCTGGCTGCATTGACGAAACCGAGAGTAAGCTGCAATAATTTACCTGCCGCCTGAACAACGGCAACGGAGCATCTCAGCGCCACGGAGTGAAACCCATGGCGCAACAATTACACCTGATAAAACAGACCCAAGGAATACTGATCCCTGCCACGCAGGAGACCAGTGATTTCTTGCAATCAAAATGCAAGCTCGGCGCCGTTCTGGAGGCCGATTTTAAGCTTGTCCGCAATCCGGCGTTTCACCGCCGATACTTTGCTTTACTCAATCTCGGCTTTGAATATTGGGAACCTACCGGCGGG